AGGAGGAAGTTTAATGGCAGTTAATCTTAATTTTAGAAGAAAAGATTGGCAGACAGGAGAGGTTATAAAGGAGCAATTTTTAGATAACATTGAAGCAGGAATTGAAGAGGCACATACTGCTATTAAAAAAATAGATTCGGACTTGGATAATAAAGCGAATCAACGAGATTTAGATGTTGAAAAAGGGCGAATTGATACTCTTATGTCTTTACCAGATGGTTCAACAACTAATGATGCGAGATTAGAAGATATTTGTGTGGGTTTTGATAGCTATGTTTACCCAAACCCTGGAGATGCTGTAAGGAATCAGTGCAAAAAAATAAAGAAAATAACAGATGATATTGTTGACACATCTGAAATTATTAGCCGAAATGTTGTTAACTTATCTGATAATGCTGTTGAGAGTAAAGGATGTACTTTAAATGTTGTCGATGAAATAATTACAATAAATGGAACCGCAACAGCTGTAACAGACCTTAATTTGAATATGAATTTTTTAAGTAATGGCGTTTATACATTTAAATATGAAATACTTGAAGGTAGTTTGAGTGGGAGTATTCAATTTTGTTATCAATCTGAAAAAGGATTTGCGCTTATAGAAAATGGTGTTACTGTTAATATTACAGATATGAATCGTAGTAAAATTAGGATTTTGAATGGTACAACTTGCGAGAACTTGAAAATTCATTTGTGGGCGTGGAGTGGCGATACAGTTGGTGAGTGGGAACCTTATGGTACTTATACAACTGTCGCTTTAAATCCTAATTTAAAAATACCTAAAGTTGAGGATGCCTTTGAAAAATCTATTGAGTCATATAAACTAGCAAACGAGAACAAGAAAAAATTCGAAAAATACATTCAACTTGAAAATTTAAACATTGAAACTTTAGATAATGCTTATGTTCTGGCTCATAACGGAACAATTCAATCTTCGAATGGTTTTAAACTAGATAAATTTAAGCTAAAACAAGGAGAAAAACTTACTCTTAATTGTATAGCTGGTCAAGGTATTGCTACAATATCTATTTGGAATAAAGGTTATAATATTATGCTTGATACTCCTTGTGTTGCTATTGATAGAAATCAAGCAACTTACACATATATTGCTACAAAAAAAGAAGAGTATGTTGCTGTTTGCGGAAGAACAAATGAGGGAGAATTTAGCTATTTTAAAGAGATTGAACCAATCATGAATATGAATCAATATCTAATTAGTTATATTGATTCTCTACAATATAATAATTTGTTTTCAAGTTTCTATTTCAAGGGATTGAAAGGAATTGCAATAGGTGACAGTTTAACACATGGTGTTGTTGATGGTACAACAGGAGCTTCAAAAAATACAGATAAAAATTATCCGTATTTTTTATCAAAAATGTTAGGCTGTACTATTGAAAAAGATGGGCACCCAGGAATTGATGCTTCAGGTTATTATAACAAGTATGGTTCAACAAAAGATTACTCAGAGTACGATTTTGCTATTGTTTTTCTTGGTACAAACTATGGATTAACTGACACATTAGATAATGATACGAACAACGCACCGTATGCTGATACAGATACAGGTTGTTATTGTAAGTTAATAGAAAAAATCAAAACAGATAATCCTAATTGTAAGATAATTCTTTGTCAGACTTACACTACTGTTGGGAATGAGAATATAAAGCCAGTGTCACCTAAAAAAGTTACAAATAAAGTTATTTCACAAATTGCGGAGAAGTATAATTTGATATCACTTGATTTAGATATTGAGCCATTAAATTTAACTTTTGTTGATGGTGTTATTCACCAATTTGATAAAACTCATTTAGGTGTTGGAGGATATTTATTCTTAGCGAGTGAAATTGCTAAAAAATTATCACAACAAATTATAGAAAATCTAGGATTTATAAATGATATCTACTAAAATTATAATTAACGAACAATTGATATGAAAGGAGAAATATATGTTTCCAATATTAAAAACTAAAAAGGAAATTGAGGAAATGGAAGAAAAAGGATTGATTGAAGGTAAGGATTTTATAATTGTTTGTAGTCATGGAGTTACAAAAGGTTTTGAATGGTTGGGAGATAAAGAGGAAGAAAGATATGAAATTAGATACCCATATATTTTATCTTAGTTCATACTTGAATAATATTGTTCGTAAAATTTAAAAGCAGACGAGAGATAGTGGCGTCGCAAATAAAGACTTCAAAAAAATGTAATACTGCACGTTTGTATTACATTAAAAACTTAAAATAAACAAATAAAGTAAGAAGTTAGAGTAAAATCTAGCTTCTTTTTTAATACAAAAAATTAAAGGAAGGTGTAAGATGGAAACAATAAGCATTGCATTAGTATGTACAGTTGTAGGAGTTTTAATAAGCTATGCTACTTTTCAGAGAAATAGAGGGCATGACATTAGAGCAGATACAAGAGAAGAAGCAGATACAAAGGCTAAACTAGATTATATCAGTAGAGGAGTTGATGATATAAAGCTAGATAATAAGCAGCGAGATAGAGAAATGCTAAAAATGAATGAAAGACTTATCAGAGTAGAAGAAAGTGTAAAATCAGCGCATAAGCGTATTGATGGAATAGAAGAAGAAAGAGGAGCGTGTTAAAAATGGAAAATCTAATGACATTTATACCAGAAAATTTATTAATACTTATTGCAGCTATATATGTATTGGGGATATGGCTTAAAAAGCTAGAAACAGTTAAAGATAACTATATTACTGTTATATTAATGATATTTGCTATTACATTTGCAGTTCTACTAAATTTAATTAATAGTCAATATAAAGTTATGTATGAAGCTATAGTTAATGCTATACTTCAAGGGATTCTTTGTTGGGGAGTTGCAATAGGAATTAATCAAACTTACAAACAATTAAATAAATAAGGATAATTTGAGGGCCAATAGGCTCTCTTTTAATTTATAAAAATATATTAAAGAAAGAAGGAATGTAAAATGAAAATAGCAGGTAGAGGTGGACACACAGAATTGTGTACAGGAGCAAGTGCATTAATTGATGAATTAACAGAAGATAGAAAAGTTACAGCTGCAGTATTAAAGTATTTAAGAGAATTAGGAAATGAGGTGTTAGATGTAACACCACCAGTAAATTATACTTCAAGTTTATCAGCAGATTTAGCTTATGGAGTTAATAAAGCGAATGAGTGGGGAGCTGATTTATTTGTTAGCTTTCACTTTAATAAAGCCTATGATAAATATAATGGAGCATTAGGAAGTGAAGTGTGTGTATATTCTACACATGAGATAGCACAAAGAGTTGTTGATGCATTAGGAGATTTAGGATTTAAAAATAGAGGACAAAAAACAAGAACAGGACTTTATGAGTTAAAACATACTAATATGAAATCTATGATAGTTGAAACTTGTTTTGTTGAAGCTACAGAGGATGTTGCATTATATAGAAAGCTTGGGGCAGATACAATAGGAAAAGTTATAGCAGAATCTATTACAAATAAAAAAGTACAAGTTCAACAACCTACACAGCAACAATCTAAAGTTGAGTATGAAGCACATATACAAAACATAGGGTGGCAAGGCGTAAAGAGAGATGGACAAGTCGCTGGTACTGTAGGAGAATCTAAAAGATTAGAAGCATTAAGAATTAACTGTCCAGGAATAAAATTTAAGGGGCATATACAAAATATAGGGTGGACAAGCGAAAGACTATCGGGAGAGGTTGTAGGAACTGCCGGAGAGGACCTAAGATTAGAAGCAGTACAAATATTTAAAGATGGAATTAAATACAGGGTGCATATACAAAACAAAGGATGGACAGAATGGAAGAATAGCGGAGAGATTGCAGGAACAGTTGGAGAAAGTTTAAGAATCGAAGCAATAGAAATTAAATTAGTGTAATTATTAAGGGCTAGTAGGTAGGAGAAATCTTACTTACTAGCCTTTTTTATTTTGTCGAAAAATATTTTACGAAAATTCGTAAAAAACTATTTACAATTACGAAATTTCGTAATATAATAAATACATAAGGTAAAACAAATTAAAAAATATTTGGAGGTAAGTTAAAATGACTAAGAAAGAATTAATGATTAAAGCTCACAAAATGGCAAAGGAAATTAAAAATGAATATCCAAACGTTGATTATAAATTCCAATTAGGATTATGTTTAGCTTACCTTCATCAAGAAGGAGAGAAAGAAATGGGTATTGAAGAAAAATTAGTAGAAGCTGGTTGTAAGGTTTGGGAAAAAGGAGAAATGAGAAGAATTTACATCAATGATGTTGCTGTATTATGTGAAAAGTTTGGAATATTAACTAATGCAAAAAGAATAAACAAAACAGTTAAAATGCATTATGATTGCGTAACAGATACTTTTAGTTATTCTTCTAATAATAGTTATAAAGAAACTGTAGAAGAGTTAATATCAGCAATAAGAGCATAATTAAAAAGAGTTTGCTAGTTCTCTAAAAACTAGCACATAATCAAAATTGGAGGTATGTTTTATGAATAAGTTAATCGGAGTTAGATGGGGAGATTTAAAAGAGGAAACTAAAGAGGATTTACTATCAAGAGCATTTTGCGAAGGTGTAGGTGAGTGCATAGTTGATTTAACTAGTGATTTATCAGTAGCAGGTACAATAATTGATAACGGAGAAGAAAAAGAGATTATAATTGATGATGATGCTATAATATATAATCCCGAACAAGGTATTATATTAGATCCAAAGGAAATTATTTTTGAAATAAATAATATAATGACTGTTAGTGAAGCAGCTGATATATGGGGTAAAACAGAAGGAGCAATAAGAGCAGCTATAAAGGCTAAGAAGTTTATCGTTGGG